CCTCCCATGCCTTCATGTCGAACCAGGTCATCTTGTACTGGTGCCCGACAATAGGCATGGACTGTGTGTCATCACCGTAGCCATCGACGTAGATCAGGTCGTTCAACCGGATGAAGTCCCAGCGAACGCGCGTCTGGGCGGGCTGGAGTGCAGGGAGGCCATCCAGCCCTGTTGCGTAGCGAGGTAACTTGACCTCTTCGTAGACCTTGAAGCCGGCGGTGCCAACATTCGTCGCCTCATCGCCACCCTTCTCGACTGCTTGCGCGCCGCCTAGTCCGCGAGGCGAGTCAAACTCCGCCTGGAACACCTTAGCATAGGCCGCGGCAATGCGATTCAGGTCGATCCCCTCGAAGGTCTTGGACTTGAGCGGGATGGCCGCGATGACAGGCTTCTGCTCGACGACGGCCTGGCGGATGCGCGCGCGAATGGCGGCGGCTGCCCAGATGGTCAACGGGGTGGAGAGGTTGGACGCGCCTGTGCGGAATGGCGGCTTGGAACTCTCGCCGCGGAGGGTCTTCCTCCACTTGTTCGTCCGCTTCTCGACGTCGTCGTTGCGAGCACGGATCAACTCGGGTATGTAGGCCCGCAACCAGCTTGTCAACTCGGTCTTCCGCTCGTCCGACAACTCGATCAGCGAGGGGAGCTGCGAGAAAGTCTCGCTTGACTCCGCGTCTATCTTGACCTTCACGTCATCAACCATATCCACCTCGACTAGATCGACACACCGGTGCGGTCAGCTCGGAGAACCTTCATCGCTCGGCGATGCATCCTACCGGCCCGCAACTTGTCACTGTCTGCACCACCGTATGACCTCAAGAAGATTTCCTCAGCCTGTGCTGCCGAGTCTATCCAATCCATTGTACCAGTTGGGAAGTGGCGAATCTCATAGCCAGGGAGCTGGAGGCCGGCACGGACGTAGAGGAGACCTTGACCGAGGATGTGCCCTACCCGTCGCTTACCACGGTCGATCTTGGCGAACCCCTGCGCGGGGGGTAGCATCTCGATCTCGGGGATGCGTAGCTTCGGGTGCCGGGGTGTGCCATCACGGGTTACCACAGCTGCCAGTCGTATCGCCGATGCCATGTATGTCTGCGCCGCGACCTTCTCGATGACGGGCTTGATGGATTTCCCGTGGATCTTGCTCACCATGTCCTCGTACAGCTCGATGAACTGCCAGACAGACTCGTCGGGGCCGTACCTGTCTGCGCGAATGTCGATGTTGAACCGGCGTCCGGTGGCACGATCCTTGGCGAACCAGGAGATGCAGGTACGCGCGGCGGTTTTCTCCTGGGAAGAGGCCGGGTCCACCGAGAGCACGTGTGGATCGAGCGTGCCGAGAGGGATGATCTCCTCGTGGGAGCCCTCGGTGGGGATGATAATGGACCAGAGACGCTCCAGCACGCCGTTTACCCGTACTGGCGCGATGTCGAGCGTGAAGTATCGCAGCTTGCTAACGTCGAGGTCGCTGGATTTGGTAGGGTCGTTGAGCCGCTGAGCCGCGAATATGACAGGCCCTTCCTCACGTTCTAGCCTCGCCAGCGATTCCTTGTCAGGATACGGCCCTTCCTTCCACAGTGACTCATCGGTGGGGGCACAGCCCTGCCGCTCGTCGTCAGACCCCCAGCGGCCACAGGACCCCAGGCCATGCACGTAGCAGCGGAATACACCCCGCCGCCAGACGGCCCAATCGGTGTAGTCGCTGTGGATCATCGAGTTGACATCGTCGAGAGTCCAGCGATTCCCCTCGTCGATGACGAAGCCGGCGTCCGGGTGCGCTGGATCGCGGTGCGAAAGCAGGCCGGGCGCTGTCTTGACCCAATCACGTAGTCTCGCCATCTCGCCGGAGGAATGCCAGTTGTGGTCCCCCACGAGATCGTTGACGATAAGCCCATCGAGCCGGCCTCCGACGATGGCAGTCTCCGTGCCGACGGCGAGCAGGAATCCACCGACTAGGTCCAGCTGCCTCCTACCTGGTATGAACATCTCCTCGTCATTGAAGCAGCCGTAGTCGGTGCGGAGCGGGTTGTCCCAGATGGTTTCGAGGTAGAGCCAGCGGTAGAGGGGGTTGGCCAGGTAGAAACGCCGAATCGACCCGGTGAACCTCGTCGCGGCCTTCTTGGTGTCACCTGCGATGGCGATCCGATTGTCGGCCCCCTTGATGTGTGGATGTGCGAGAAGGAAGGTCTCGGCACGCTCGATCTCGTTGGGATGGTCGTAACGTTCATCGGGGCGCTGGACACCGAGCCAGGGTGGGACGGATCGGGTGTTGCCGGTGGACTTGATATAGCCGCGAGGGTCCTCTAGCAGTCCTCTCTTGTGCTCGCATACGACCCACTGAATCCAGTCTTGCCGCTCTTTGAAGACCTCCGGGGTCATGGTGTTCTTGGGTTCGTTATAGCAGACCAACAGCTTCGTGAAGGTGTAGAGGCTGCGACGGGTCGCTGCTCGCAGGGCCGCGCGAGTTTTCCAGTCGTCCGACGCTATGATCGCGTCGATGTCGGTCCGGGTAAGGTCCTCGGGGCCGGACATCTAGGTGACCTTGTGGAGGGATTCGAGGTGGGCGTCGAGGTCGGTGAAGACCCCGCGCGCTACTTCTGGTCGTGGCAGCTTGCTGGGGTGTACGACAGGAGGCTCTACGTCCTGTAGATGCCGGTAGAATTGATAGGCCGAGTCGTCTACCCCGGCCTCGGCGAGCCGTTCCTTGAGCTGTTTCATGGCCCGCACGCCAATTCGCTGGACAGACTGAGCGTCATATCGACGGATCTCGGAGAGCGGGACATCGAGCAGGTTGGCCCATTTCTCACAGAGGGCGTTCAACTCGTCAGCGACGGCTGCCCAGGAGAGCAGCTTATTGGGTAGCTTCGGCGTTGCCATCGACAGGTGCTCCTTGCTCTGTTACGTACCCATCGAGCACGTCGCTCAGATCGACCCCCGACTCACGCAGGACACCCTGGATGAACGCGGCCTTGTCGGCGGTGATGTTGATGGTGTTGGTGGTAGCTCCTGGCCCACCCCCCTTGGGCTCAAGGTGGTTGAACGCTGCCACGGACGCGTCCACCCCAGCCTTGAGCATGGTCGCTTTGAGTCGGCCACCGTTGCTGTCCGCGTCCTGGATATGGCCATGGACGGCTTCCATGACCTCGCCCAGGAGCGTCTGCGCGCGGGTTACCAATGCTCCCTTACGCACGATCGAGGGTGCTTTCTCGTCCTTGATGAGCCCGGAGATGTCGGTCTTGATCTTGTCTCGTTCACGGATGTATATTTCCTGGAGCCGCGGGTCCATCATCATGTGGCGGATGCGCTTGGTAGCTAGGCCCTGGGAGGCCGCGATCTCCCGGACCGACTGGCCGGCGATCACACGCAACGCGATGTCGTGGTATCGGGCGTCTACTATGACCCTGGGAGAGCCGCCGCCGAGACCATCATTTCGTGCCGAGAGGGTGCGAGCCAGCCAGTGCTCCTTGTTGGCAAAGTCGTACCCTGGGACCAGTTCTGTGGAAGATAGGGCCGCGGCAACCGCGCGCGCGGGAGTCGGATTGTCGTGGCCGGGTAAATGCCCGCCCTCGCTTGCGTCGCTAGCAACGCCCGACTCTTGCTCAGGAGGGCGATTCTCGGTATTCGGCATGGCTGAGCGGGGAGGATACCATATCGTCATCGAGTTGTCAAGGACTGTGACAGAGCGTTGGCAGATATGGACAAGTGCAACCAGGTCTACATGGGGCGACTAGTCACCGGCCGGCGACAAAAAGTGTCACTGAAAATCTGCCGCTGATGAACTTGGTGGGGGGTCATCGGGGGGGCTTATACTATGCGTGAGGGGGGGCACCCCCTGCCTCTTCATCGTGGCGAGTTGACCCCTCCCCCTGGCATGGACAAGGCGATGGTATGGCATGGCATGGTATTTGCTTCCGATGCAAGGGTCATGCCGGCCCTTGTCCGTTATACTGGCCTGTCCGTTAGTAAGGGACATGGAAGGAAAGCGGACGGGACCAATGCCTCATGTCCCTTATCGTCGCACGATATGACAGACAATGGCATGTTCGCGCCATGGCCGTGAGAGAAAGGGCAGTATCTCCATCTTTCCCGCCTGGCATGGGACATGCTAGATGAACGGATGGAGGTAAACATGACCATGAACACGAACAGGCGAGGTCGAGGTCGAGGTACTAGGCCATGACGAGAAACTGTGGAGAGTTGGAGCGGGAGGTTTTGGCTTCCCGTGCGACGCGGACGCGAGTTAGGGATGCGTTACGTCTTTTCGACCTCGCCGATCCGGTGGACGCGGTGGATGATTGCCGGCTCGTTCTGGCAGTGTTGGAGGAGCGACTCCAGCACTTGCAGGATGAAGGAGAGAAAACATGAGAACGAACATGAGAGGTAACAGAGCCTATGCCCGCGCCTACGTGACCTACCATCCGATAGAGGGGGTCTGGCGGGTCCGGTTCGTCCGACCGATCTTCGAGACGGCGATCGGCGAGTACACCGAGGACCGCATGGACCGGGAGACTGCTATCGCGCGAGCTAGGGCCGATGCGGTGGGCGTCGTGGTGTTGTCATCCTGAGCGCGAGGGGGACCTCCCTCGACCTCTTCTCAGACCTCTCCCCGGCTCTCCCCCGGCTCTCTCCCCGCTTCTATATCCCAGCAATCGTCACAGAAAGCGGATGAAAGCAGGCCGTGGTTATGGCGAGCTAAGGGCACGTGGCAGACACGGCAGGTCGTTCGAGGGTATGTCTCGCGGCGAAGCGCAAGGCTAGTCAACCTGATACACTCCTGACACTCATCCGCGCCCGTGGGCGTCCCCATGGTACCGTGCACGTCCCACCTGTGGAAGTCGAGGTCGCGGACGGCTCGCATTCTATCGTCGGCTTGCATGTTCATCGCTCCGGCTCGCATCCCGGCATGTAGTCGTAACCATCGAACCATGCGTTCGGTCCCGTGCTATGGGATGAGGTATCCTCCCGAGCACAATGCTCCTGTGCCTCTGCCAGGGTGACCCTATCGCGGATCGTTCGCGTGCTCCGTGGCGCGACCCGGTAGAAGCGGATGATACGGTAGATTCGCGGCGCATCGCACGGCGCGTTCATAGGTCACTGTCCTCCATGATACTGGCCATGGTAACTAGAAGTAGCAATATCCCCATGCCTAACAGTGCTAGCTGCATTTTGTTCATGTTCTATATCCTCCGCCGCGACCATCCCACACACTCCCCGGCAGGTCAAGGTCTGCAACCCATGCGCTATACAGAGTCAACCTACTCGTCCGGTCGCCACGCCCGCCCGGCGGAAATATCCTCCCTCCCTAGCCTAGCACCTTCACGACCTGCCCGTCCACGACACGGACGCGAGCATACCCTTCGATACTGGTATCCCCGTTCTCAGGCGCGGGGAAAGGACCTGGTGAAAACAC